GCTGGTTTTTGAGCTTCCATTATTTTTCCTTAAAATAGATCCAAGTTTTCCCAAGGTAAACCAGGTTTACCAAAATGTCCATAATTTGTTGTAGAACTATAGATAGGCCTAAACAAGTCAAAACGATCAATAATACCTTTTGGTGTTAAGTCCACTACTCGCGGAATAAGCATAGTTAAGTCTCTTGCCAATGCCTTATCTTCACATTCTACATAAAAGCTCATAGGCTCTGCCATACCAATAGCATAACTGATCTGGCATGTAGCCCAATTTGCTCGTCCGCTTGCTACAATGTTCTTGGCAATATAACGCATCATGTACGCCGCCGATCGGTCAACTTTTGTAGGATCTTTACCACTAAATGCACCACCACCATGGGGACTATAACCACCATAAGTATCAACAATGATCTTTCTTCCGGTGAGTCCAGTGTCACCATCAGGACCGCCAATAACAAAACGACCAGTAGGATTAATATAAAACTCTGTGTTATCATCAAGGTATTCTAAAGGTAAAATATTTCTGATAACTTCTTTTACTAAGTTTCGGACATTAGTTATATCAATTGCTTCGCTGTGCTGTGTACTACAAACTACCTTGGCAATGCGCTTTGGAGTTCCATCGTCGTTATACTCAAATGTTACTTGGCTCTTAGCATCTGGCCCTAACCATTCAAACTGCCGACCTAGCTTACGAAGTCTTGCCAGTTCCTCGACAATGCGATGACTCCAATAAATTGCACTAGGCATATAATTGTCAGTTTCATTGCAAGCATAACCAAACATTAAGCCTTGATCACCTGCACCAAAGTTGTCTGTACCTAGTGCAATATCTGCACTTTGCCCATGTAACTCGTTGTAGATTTTAACTGTACGCCAATCAAAGCCTGGTTGTTCGTAACCAATGTGTTTTATTGTTTCACGAATAACATCGATAACTTCTTGCTTTTCAAGTACACCCTTGTATTCTCCGGCAACAGTGACCATGTTGGTTGTGACTAATGTTTCGCAGGCACATCGCATCGATGGATCTTTACTAGCCATTACTAAGTCTAGAATAGCATCACTAATAGCGTCTGCTACTTTATCTGGGTGTCCTTCTGACACGCTTTCACTTGTAAACAAATAACTCATGTAATCCTTTATTTTCCCCAACCATTTGACCAGATGTCAACATGTAGTCTAGGGCTGTAGCGATAGCCTCTTGCTAACGCTTCATCAGCAATATGCCGTGTATTTGAGAAATAGGCTTTATCTGTACCACCAACTGGCATTACATAAACCTGACCACCAAATCCAGCCGCACGATACTCGCTTACTGCTTGATCAACTTCATTAAAATCTAAAATGTTATCAATAACAAATTTTAGATATGTATGTCCTAGGGTTTGATATTCTACAACAACATCTGGCTTGATAGCATCGCTCCACTTTTCACCTGACGCACTAAGTTTAGGGCTAACACTAAACGTCAAATAGTCACGGTCTCTACCAAACCGAGTCCATTCCTCAAACAAGTATTGATGAAAGTTATCATGTAACGTTTGAGTTCCGTTAGTTTCAAACGTTAAGTTTTCTAAGTCTGCCATGCGTGGGTTACTTAACAATGCAGGGTAAAGCATTTGCCAACCTAGCAACGGCTCGCCACCTGTGATAACAAGATGAACATCATTACCGTTCTTTTGAAGCCATTGATTATTAGGAGTAAGAGCAAGCATAGCATCAATGCTTTGTTCTACGCTATAGTTTGGGCTAAGATGTTTAAATGCAGGATGCCACGATGCATAGCTGTCACAACCTGTTTGTGCAAGCGGCAAGTCGTTAAAAGTTTTATATAGATGGACTTCTTTACCAATAGCATCTGGCTCTGTAGTCTTTTCGCCAGCAGGCAATCCAAACCCAGGACATTTAAAGTTACAGCCAAATGTTCTAAAGAACACACTAGGAACACCAACAAAGCGTCCTTCGCCTTGTGCGCTATAAAATATTTCGCTTACTTTAAATTCATTCATAGATGCTTGACCATTTCTTTAATTTTTCAAATTTAGCCTGCTTGGCTCGTTCCATACCGTCTTCTGATACAATACCCTTTAATTTTAGCAGGTCTACCATAGCAAGTAAATCACCAATTTCACCTTCTAGGTGTTGTGCATTAGTTAGGGGTTTGCCGGGCTTGGCGTTATCCAAACCAAAGCGATGACACTTACTAATTGCTTGAATCACCTCAGCACATTCTTCGGAAAGAATGTTCATTACTTCATGTAGTTTATTGTCCATCTTTAAATTCCATATAAGGTGCAATGTCGTTATCAAAAATTTGAGCCATCTGATTCCAAAGTGCCTTGGCTTCTTCGTCAGTCATCCCAGAACTATAAACAGTACCGTAGTCTTCGGCAGCACCTTTTCGAAGCCCGTAATCGTGCCTCCATGTATAACACATACTTGTAATAATTTTTTCTCTTGTTTTCATGGTCTTGGAAAATCTAATTGAAATACATGCGACTTGGTACCTTTTAGTGCCAATAGCATTTGTTCTTGTTGTGCATCTTCTACACTAAGGTAGTAACCAGGCCAAAGTGATGACCCAGGAGAAGAAGGGCTATGTGTCGTCATTGTGCCAGTTGCACTGATACTAGCTACAATCCAAACACATAGATATTCTGGTGGGTCAATTGGTTTCATAATTAGCCCAAATCTTGTCCGTAATCTTCAAGGATTCCTTTGCGCTTTGCATCCTCAATGGCATGACGCAAAGCTTCTTCGATTAGCTGGTTAAATGTAATGTCACGCTCGTGTGCTAACTTCATGTACTTTAACAGCTCATCGTCGCTAAATTCTACTTGAACCTGTACACGAGTATCGTAATCTACACCATTGATAATAGCTTCTAGTTTTTCTAGAAAGTCTTCATCTACATCCAAATCTACATAATCAACTCCATCCCAAGCTTGGTTACCAAGCTCACCACGAGATACACCTTCTAGGTCGTGTTGAACTTTGTAATCAGGATTGATTACGCGATATGCTCGCTCATTGGTGTAATCGCATACTTCGACTTCATATACAACTTGAGTTTTAGTGTCAAACACAATGTTAGCACTCCAGCCACCTTCTCCGTGGACACCATTCCATGCGCTTAGTGTGTGAGCATCGTGACCATAACAATTCCAGCCATAGTCACCGCCTTCGGTGATTCGAAAGCTAACTGCTTCTAAATAATCTTGCATACTAATCATAAACTACTCCTTAAATTTCAATAACAATGTTAGGGTTCCAGCCGGTATCTTCATAACCAGCATAACCACGTGGGTTACACACCACCCGAGTTTCGCCAATTACATAATCAAACGGGTGATGCGTATGACCATGCGTCCACAATTTAATTTGTGGTCGATCCAAAATAAACTCACTCAAGTCGCTGTGATAGCAACCATTCATAAGTGTATCGTCTTTGTAGGTCTCATGACAGCTTTGAAAGCTAGGACTATGATGGCCAACAACTACAAACTTTTCATCGCCGCGTTCAGCAACAATGTTTCTAATGTAATCAAGAGTTTGCTGATGACGTACAGTAGTGTCGTATGGCTTGAGAGTAGTATACCCTTCAAACTCTTTACGAATAAGCCTAAAGTCGTTCAACATATCTCGAGCTGAATGCAACGTTAGCGGGTCACCCTTGTTCATGTTAGTCCATAAGGTACCACCAATAAAGTTAACATCGTCAATCTTTTTAAATCCTCTTTCAAGGAAATAAATGTTAGGATGTTTGGCACATTCTCCTGCAAGGACCTCGAGCGTTTGGTTCCACTTACCATGGTAGAATTCATGGTTGCCGGCAACATAAACAACATGGGGGAATTGAAAACTTACACGCTTTAAAAAGTCGCGGAAACGAAGGGCAGAGGCTTGCCTACGACCCAAGTCAGCAAGATTGACATTACTATACATTCCATAGTCCATTTCTGGATGGTCGTGTAGGTCCTGCGCGACCATAATGTCACCAGAAAGAATGAGGACATCACAGCCCTCATCATTTTTAATGTTTACATCAGAAAATTCTAAGTGTAAATCGCTAACCAGTTTGATCTTCATCGCCGCTTTCTAATTTTGCCAATGGATTGAGTCCGTTTACGGGAATACCATCTTCGTCAACGATTGCAAAGCCATGGAAGACAAATCCAGCACCTTTGCAAAAATCTTCAAATGCTTGTAATATATCTTCTAAGTTATCGTGCGAATGATCTAATACAAGTTTTCTCGTTCCATCATTGTAGCATATTAGCCATTGCGTGTCAAGACCATCTATATCCTTTTCTTTTAAGGATCTTAAAGTACGGACCACTGCGTCCCAGTCTTTATTGCTCATTGGACCTCATTACATTGTTCAAAGCTGAAATTGCATAAATCAAATCAATTGGTATGCTGGATTTAACTAGGGCCGCTTCAAATGTTTTAACATCCTTGGGGAAACACTTTCCACCAAAACCACGACTTCCATCCGGCCCAGGTACGGACCAATGCGAGTGACCAAGCCTGCCTTCTCTTTCTAGTAGCTGACTTACTACAGTATAAGAGGCTCCCAGTGAGGTGCAAAGTTGTTCTAGTTGGTTAGCAAAGACAACTTTCATTGCCAAGAATGTATTGGTTGATAATTTTGCTATCATAGCTTCTAGTTGTTCTGTAATAATAACCAAGCCAGGATAGCTTGAAAATAATTCAGAAAACTCATCAGCTTCGCCACCCAACACAACCATTGAAGGATTTACTGCGTCTTGTTCCCAAGTAGACTCTCTAATATATTCGGGCCAAACAATTAAATTGTTACCAAAAATATCTAATAGCTTTTTAACAGATTCTAGATTAGATGTACTGCGTAATACAAATTTACCAGTAAAACCTTTTTCAATAGCTTCGTTGATTGCGGCGTCAACGTTTGCAGTTGAGTTTTCGGGTATGACTAAATTATTGTCCAAGTCTGTTGGTACGCAGATGCAAAGGTAGTTGGCCTGTGCCCATTCCTCATTAGAAACTAACTCACCCTTGGGAGGATCATTGAATTCGATTTTAAGAGATGGATTAAAATTCTTTAAGAAAAGTTCAGTTGATCGGCCAACGATGCCATGGCCTTGGATTATAATAGAAGTCATGTTTTATTTTAGCAAAATACTTGTGGTATGTCAAACTCGAATCACATAGTCTGGATATTTTTCAATGCTACGATCAAGCAATGCCTCCAACCTATTCACATCAACCCAACCTTTGATCACAACAAGAATTTTTCTATACTGAGGATCAAAATCTGCGCCATGCAAGAAATCTTCATTGTTCCATGCAAAGGCATTTGTATCAGCTGGCATCTTTACATAGTAACGGTCTTCCATTGGAATGGTACCCGAGTTTGGTTTATATTTTTGACTAGAACACAACCAAAATGTTTCTTTTGGATTTTGATCAAATTGCATTAATCTTATCTCTGTAGGAAAATGCATAACACCATCTAGGCTTGATGGCATGTTACCATCGTAATGTGCAGGAATGGTAGTATGAGAGCTCCAAAACCTAACAGATCTAATTTTAACAAAAGGCATTTCGCTAAAAATTCTACGAAAGTAACGCGATTGCGAAAGCCTAAGATCAGGTGATATTTTTGTTTTCCAAGCGGCATCTTTTAATAAGATTTCATCTTCGTATAATGCAAGACCGTCCCATTGACTGTGTTCTAGAGAAGGTTTATTTGCACCAACTGCTCCGCGGTCAATGGATTGTCTAGCTACCCTTTGATTTTGCTCGTCCCACACTTGCCAGAACTGCTCTGTATCGTCTAGTTCAAACGTTGGCAAGTCAAGAGGCAATGCCGCAATGCCCTTATATTTTTCATTTAAACGCGGGCAATGTGATTGGTTAATTAGTTTTGCTAGATCCATTATTATCTCTCCAACAGATGCCCTTTATCTTTCACAGATTTAAATTCATCTGCCCCTTCGAGAGGTGCTTTCTTTTTAGTAATAGTTGGCCATATTTTGCTAAGTTCAGCATTCAATGCAATATAAGGATGCTGACTTGCATCAATGTCTGAATCTGCAACAATCGCATCAGCTGGGCACTCTGGAACGCATACTGCACAATCAATGCATTCAGTGGGATCGATGACTAAAAAATTAGGACCTTCTTTAAAACAATCAACAGGGCATACATCTACACAATCGGTGTATTTGCATTTTATACAACTTTCAGTAACTACATAGGTCATTTATATTTTCCAATTCGATTCAATGAATTCTTTGTTATTAGGTTTGTTACCAGTTAAACCTAACATACCGCGATAGGCTTGCCATGCTTCTTGCACCATTGGGTCTTGGTGGCCGCCCGTTGGAAACAGATCGGCCCAGACACAATCTTCTGGCATCATACTTCTGTATATACCAAAGTTGCGAGGCTGGTGTATCTTACCTTCGCGGAATAACACACTTGCTACACCTTGACAAGCAGATTCATCTAAACCATACAAGTATGTGTCGCGGAACATATATTCGTTAACAATATTTGTAAGCTGTTCTTGTGTTTCAAATCGAGTACCAGCAACAATCACAACAACATCTTCAATGTCAACTACATCATTGACAATATCACGAATACAACGACCAAGGCTAAAACCAACTTTCATATTTAACTCCTGTTATTCAATATCAGAATCGGGACCACTTAGTAATTTTTCCATAGCTTTGTATTCATCATACAATTCTTTAAGCATAGGATACTTTTCATGCATTTCAAAATTAGGCGCCAAAATAAGTAAACGCTTTTTAAGTGTTTCCATCATCTCAGCGAGTTCGTCAAGATCAATTTTATGCTTTTCTGTTTTGATGTAATTTTTACCCGAATCAGAAGCAATATTAATTGACGGGGAAGAACTTATAGACCAAGGTCCATTATATGTCGAAGATGCACTTAGAGTGATATTTCCAAGATCAATGGAGTTAATTGATCCAATAGAAATAGTGTCATAACTTCCACCTATATTAATGGTACCGTCGGTCATGACAGCACCAATCTCTTGGGCTACTACTCCAGTGGACATATTGGTTTCATCCCATTTAAACTCAACAGGATCTAAAGTAGATAGCACATCTTTTAATTTGTTTTTATCGCTATCATCCATTTGTATCACCGTGGTGCAAAGTCTTGCTGGAGTTTGATGTTATCAAAAAACTCTTTCTTTGTGCTTTGATCACTTTGGAAAGCACCTTTGAGCACAGTGGTCTGTGTCAATGATGAGTGTGCCATAATGCCACGGTTCTCACAGCATCCATGTACAGCTTGCACATAAACGCCTACGTCTTTTGCGTCTGTGGCTTTTTGGATTTCCCTAGCAATGTCATTAGCAAGTTCCTCCTGGAGAGTACCACGTCGGGCACACCATTGGGCAATACGTGTGTACTTTGATAAGCCAATAAGTTTCTCAGCGGCAATAATGCCAATATAAGCAACGCCACTAACGGGTTGGTGATGATGGCTACACATACTGCGAAGCTCACTACGAACAACCAACATGCCTTCGTAGCGGTCCTGCGAGTCGTTTGGAAACGCTGTTGCGTCTGGTGCTGGGTCATATCTACCTTCCATAATTTCATTAAAGTACATCTTAGCAAGACGCCTTGCTGTACCCTTAGAGTTTGGATCTGTTTCGCGGTCAATAAGCAAGCGATCAAGCACTAGTTCAAATGCTTCAGTTGCCTCATCAATTAGCTTTTCTTTGTCGCCTTCTTTAAGGTATTCGCTGATGTTGTCGCCAGCCCAAAAACGTTTACCCTCCCGACGCATCTTGAAACGTAAGTGATCTCCTAAGTACGCTTCTTCGTATCCGCCATCGCCTGCCATTGCGTCCAGGCCTGTTTCTTTATTTGTCAATTTTAGTTCTCCGAGTTAATGACGTGGATGTCATATTGTTTATTGTAGCACTTATTTAGGAATTAATCAAGACTTCACTTGGCCAACTTAACAGATATAACATTAAGTCTTCGGGCTTTTTAAAGTGGACCATAATAGTAATATCAGCCAATCCGTATGTGAGATTGAAAGACTCAACTTTTGATAGTTTGCGCCAATTAAAGTCGTCGCCTTTGTAATCGGTTGCTGTCCAACGATTCTTACAGTTGTCAATGAGCCACCGCCTAATGTCCTTTAATGTGTACAATGTGGCGGCGGTCTTTGCTGTAAATGTTTTAGTTTTTGTTTGCGTTGGCATAGAATTCGCTCTTACGCAAATCATCCCAACCGCCAATTAAAACACCGTCAATAATAATTTGAGGTACTGTCCTGGCCGTTGGAACGGCTTCTAATAAATTTTCCCTAGTAAACCCATTGGTACCGATTTTATGTTCAGTATAAGTTAGGTTTTTGCTAGTAAACCAGTTCTTTGCCATATCGCAGTATGGGCATTGTTCTTTGCTGTAAATTGTTATAGTTGTCATTTCTTTTCCTGTGATGTATCGTATGTTTGGTGGAAGATGTCTTTCTTGACAGCACCATAATCACCATCGCCGTGCCTAACAATATAATCGTTGCCTGCGGTATAGTGTAGTGGTTCTCCCCAGCTGGTATTTACAATACCGTCATGGTCAGCAAGTTTTGCAAGCTTCATAATCTTCTTAGGAGTTGCTGTACCATTATTGTTATCGTTATACAAGCTTTTAAACTTTTCGGGAGTAATAGGGTAATTTTCTCCCTTTGGGCCAGTCATAATATAGTAGCCAGCTTGATAGTTAACTGGTCCCTCAAGTGTTTCAATGCTACCGGGCTCAATGGCACGTTTATACTGAACTGGACTTGCTTTCTTAAAAGTTTGAAAGCTACCATCTGTGAACCAGTCGTCATTAACTTTTGACTCTCTTAGTTCTTTGATTTTCATACGCTGTCTCCTTTTGTATCTTCTTGATTAGTTAGATACTTCTCAAGAGCTTCTTTGTATTGTTCTTCGGTAAGGCCATGCCAGCCACAGCATTTACCAGTAGGACTACGACCACAACCACACTTACCAAAGTCTTTGGAATTTTCTTTAACTCTGACTTGCATTTTTTTCCTTTTCTGCTTCGTATACTCTCTTACGAAGACTACTAGATGAGAAACTATGGTCGCGACCGTTAAAGTATAAATCAATGTTCCTCTTGTGGCAAATTTCTCTGCCAGTAAACTCCTTACCTTCGTATTCTACACCTAGTATACGTACATTAATAGGCAGAGTCAAAAGCAGGTCTTCCAAATCCTTTTCTGTATTGTATACCCAAATCTCATCGACATACTTATTGCCCCTAAGTTGCATCTGTCGCTCTACAATACTTTGAATAGGTTTGTTTTTTGTAGCACGATCTAATGTTGGATCGTTTTGTAAACCTACAATAAGATAGTCGCATTGTGTTTTTGCTTCTTGTAGCATTGCGACATGACCTGCATGAAGCAGGTCAAATGTTGAACAAGTAAATCCTACTTTCATGCTCTACTTTGATACTCGACTGAATTATACCAAGCCCATGCAGTTTTTACAATGTTATCAATTGAACTGGCATCTGATTTCCAGCCCGATTCTCTTGCAAATTTATGAGCACTGGCTACTAGTATTGCAGGGTCTCCTTCGCGACGTGGCCCTGTGTGAGTCAATACCATACGACCAGTAATTTTTTCAACGCTGGCAATGATTTCTTTAATGCTGGCTCCGCGACCAGAACCTAGATTAAATTCTCGAGACGAACCTTTTTCCATGCCATCGGCAAACATTGTTGCTAGATAATGTGCATTGGCAATATCTTCAACATGAAGATAATCTCTAATGCAAGTTCCATCAGTTGTGGGATAATCATCGCCGTTTAAAGTAAACACACCTTTGTTAACAATGGTTTCCATAATACGAGCAATTAAATGTGTTGCTTGTTTCAATTGCCCATGTCTAACCTTAGAGTCTGCACCACAAGCATTGAAGTATCGCAAAGCAATGGTTTTAAATCCATAGCCTGCGGCACAGTCGCGCAACACTTGCTCTGCCATTAACTTGCTTTGGCCATAAGGACTAATTGGCTTTCGTTCACTTAACTCAGTAAGAGCATTATTTCCAGGGTCGCCATATACTGCGGCACTTGATGAGAATACTACAGTTTTCTTCCAACCACGAGATGCAAGAGATGATAACAACTTTGCGGTATTCCCTACATTGTTTAGGTAGTAGGGCCCAGGATCTTTTATGCTAGGCCCAACTAAACTTGTGCCAGCAATATGAATAAGCGAAGAAGGGTTCTTGTCAATGATAGCATTAATGAACATTGGGTTATTGAAGTCGCCGGGAATGAATGTATCAACTATACCACGAATCCATGGTGCAGTTGTATTCCTATCGACTCCAATAACATGGTAGCCAAGGTCTTTAAACCTTAGAACTGTTTGTCCTCCAATATAACCATTACAACCGGTTACGGCTACACATTTGTCCATTAGTATTTTGCTCCTGCTACATGATCGCGATAACGATTACCAGCACGATTCCACTGCTCGCCTTTGCCCTCAATAATATCTAAGATGCGATCAATAGTGCCATTGTTCCAATCACTAATCTTACCTTGATTGACATGAGGCCCGGATAGCTGAATACGTAATTTGTTTACAGCATCCTCAATGCTCCAAGGAACATACAAGCGAGTATGATCGTTGGCAAATGTTTCAGGAAAACTGCGATAAGCAGGATACAATACATTGCAACCTAATGCGTCTGCTTCGGATACTGTATTGCTTACCCAATCCTGTAAGGCACAGTTGAATAGTACTTTACTGTCATTGACAATATTGTAGTACTCGTTCTTATTCAAATCCTCATAGATTTTTAACTTGCCTACTGATGCCATGTTGTAAGCACGTTCAAGATACTTAGGATTGTTGCTACGCAATGGACCACCGCTTAGTACAGCAAACTCTGTGGGAACGCCTGGCCATTGGCGATGCCATTCTTCAATCATATCCATGAAGAAGTCCGGTTGCTTCTCTTGATCAAAACGTGCGGCAAAGATAACACGGTTAGCACGTTCAGGCCAAGACTTAATCTTGTTTCCTACACGACTACGCACTTCGTCTTTACCAAATGCCAAGCCACTAATGTTATAGATAGGTGCCGTATAGTTTGCAATACGCATATGAGCTACCATTTCTTCGTTAGTAGCCAATACAGTAGCAAACTCATTTACCATCTGTTCATAAGTGCTCATCCACTTGCTCATACCCCAGACATGCACAAAGTCGTCTGGGTCAATCGCTTGTGCCAAACAACGCACAAACACCTTAGGGCGCATACTTGCATCAACCTGATCCATAATATATGGCAGAGATTCGATACCGGGCTGGAACATATCTTCAAAGTAGATAACATCCTCGCCTGTTACATCTCCCCTACGCATCATTTGAACTAGGTTCATCATTTGACTCATACCAAAGTAACTGCGGCCATGTGCGTCTAACACTTGTCCTACAGAAATAGCTTTGGTATTGTCAATAGTGCTACCGGGTACTACAACATAGTCAATGCCGCGGCGCTTAAACACCGCTTCATTCCATTGTTGTAGCTGTAGTGTGTAACGCCCTTCATAGGGCTCAAGGCCCATATAGAAGAGCTTACGCATTGGCAACCTCGTCGCGGTCTAGGCGATTAGGCATGCAACACATGCCATCGGCTGTGTGTACAGTCTCTGGTGCCCATGCGCTCTTGTAAAAGCCCACATGGATCTTAAGTGCCTTAGCGGCACGGTCCTGTGCAGATTGCACGTTGATAGTATAAGTGAAGCTACGGTCTCCACTTGCCTCATGAGTACGCATCTCGGGCGTATCAATAGCATAACTGTAAATCATGCCATCCTTACATAGATCTGTAAGGTACTTGTTGTAGAAGTCTAGTGGCAAGTGCCCTAGATTCTCATTTAAAACACCATCATACAACTCGCTGATTTTCAGCAAGTCGAACTTGATGTGATTGATGTTAAGACCAGCCCTACGTTGCTGGTAGCCATTGTTACCACGGTCACCACCGCGGTTAAATTTTACGTGTTGTTTAAGAGTATTGTTTGAGGCATCCATTTTCGCCATCCTCCGAAATTTCAATCCAAATTTTACGATCTGTGTAAGTCTTGCTAATCTGTTCGTACAGATCATCTGCAATCATTTCACAGGACTTGTGGTTCAATTCTAGTGTTCCCTGGTTGTATAAATTTTCCAACCAACGTTTAAATTGAATAAACTCTACATCTCTGTCATCGTGAAAAACCTCTAAGTAGATTTTGAAGTGGAAGATATGTCGATGAGGATAACCTAAGAAACTTACGTCATCTGCACCGCCAGTAGCTAACTTAGGGTCCGTAAGCGCCGCTGGATACTTGTGAATGCCTTCTTTACGGAAGGTGACCCAAATCATGTCAGTTGACATGTTATTCCTTAATCAATGTAGTTGTTAGCTTTTAAGTATACCCACATCTTCCAGTCAATTGCCTGGGCAAATTCTAGAAGCTTGTCCATCTTTTTATTAAGTTCGGCAATACCATCATCGCCAGTTTCAGTTACCACTTCATCAGCGGCAGAGGCTTTTGGCAAAGGACGCTTCACGACCTTGTTTAAGTTGCCAACTTTAACATCATCACTCATTTTATTTTTCCTTGGTTAATTTACAGGTGTGTCGCCTTTATAGGCAGTCCATGGGGTAAAGTATTTTCTTTTAGTTAAATCTTCTAAAGGAACGCACCATACTCCTGGATTCGTAGCATTAAAGCCTTTGTCGTCGACTTTAATGGTTGTATTATAATTTAACAATCTTAGATAAGGAAGTTTGACCGAAACCATAGGGATAACTCTTTGGTTCTCACTTGCAGAGCTTTCTAAGAAACCTTCAACTTGATCAACCGTAATGTCAATGGTTACATAGTCAATTGTAATACTATCTAAGATACCATCAATCATGCCATCGATTTGGTCCCAAACATATCCATCGTTGTTTTCAACACCGTGGAAGCTCATATTTGCTCCAAGGTAAACATGGCGAATATGTTTAGGATAGTCTGGATGAGAATTAAGCTCTGCAATTACTTCTTTGATCTTATCCGGAGAATGAACGCCAACTACAAAGAGTGTAAGGAGACCCTTAGCAGGCGAACTTTCTACTTCGGTACCGATAAAGAAATCGGGTGCAATGCGATCAATGCTCATTCCATGTCCTCTTCGAGTTTGGTTAGATTTTCATCATCTAGGCTTGCCATATCATCCTCTTCCGGAATCTCTTCAGCAGTATCAAACAAGTCTTTACTTTTTGCGGCCTTAGCGGCTTCGACACCACCAAAGCTAATCGAGTTTAAGAACGTTGTATTATCCACAATCATTTGTCGAGCATCGGCAATAGATGTAGTTGGATCAAATAGCACTTCTACAAAATTATTAAAATACAAAATATCGTTTGGAATGAACTCGCTTAGTTGCGGAGCTTTCTTACCATATCCTGTTGCATCTTTATAACTTACTTTGACTCTTTGGTATTCAATATCAGCAATCCTAAGTGTTTCCTGGACTGCTTGTATATGATTATACACGTTATGTGCCATGATGAGCAAGTAGGACATGGTGTCCCAAGAAGTCTTTCCAACCTTTCCTACCTTGTTAGCATCGTTAGGACCAAGATAACAAATATCACCGGCAACAAGTCGTTCCATGATAGGACCTTGGTGAGGCATGGCCAGTTTAGAACCTTTAAGGCCCTTATCGTCAATACTCTTGCCCATAGAATATGTTAGCTTCTGTGGAGTAAAGTAATTGTAGTTGTAAGACAATGCATAGCCACCTGCCGCAACAAACGGACTTGCCGCGTCAAAGCTAATGTTGATGTTTGGATTGTAATGCTTTTGCAGTTGGCGCTTGATACTGGTCAAGTAGCAAGCCCACTTTAGTCGTCCAATGCCTAGAAAGTGAATCCAATCCTTGTCCTTAATCAAGTCATCCTCGATTAGGTCTAGCAAGCGATTTAATACGCTAGGCATGTGCTTCATATTGATACCAGCAAATGCCCAACCTTCTAGTGTGCGGTCTTCAGTATAACCCATTTCTTTAACAGCCGCTGGCTTGCTAAAGTGTTTGATAGTGTCATACCACAGCTTAGAATTATCTGGTGTGCTACCTGAGATAACATTTAAGAACTTAGTAGCACCCGGTACACGATGCTTCATAAAGTAATGAAGGTTGTGTACTGAAATGTCTAGCGTATCTTCAAACTTGGTCAAGCCAGTCTTGGCACTTAGTGGAGGTACTGCGGCAAACGCAGGAACGTCAAGTGTCATGGACCAGTCGGCGGTATGTTCCAAGTAGCGTAAAATCTCTTCACGGAACTTATCACCTTCAGCACCCTTGATGTTCTTCCAGTCCATCTTGATAACACCAGTTGCCAATTGGAAACCAGAACTGTCGCCAACGATAATTGTGTTCTTGCGATCACGTTTATGAATCATTGGCTCCTTGTCATTACAACGAGTCAAGTTGCGGTCAGCATGGCCTGCTGAGTAAAGAGCCACGCCATAGTGAAAGTAAGAGTTGTCTTTCTTTAAAAAGTCAACGCCATCAAATCCATGCTCAAATCCTGCAGGCAAACGCCCGGGCTCAACAAAGGTAGGGTCGGAAGCAATCTTACCAAGTTGCTTAGTATAGAAGCCACTGATAGCAGGAAGGTAGAAGGCGTAATTGCCTTCTACGGCCTTCTTTGTTAAGTCAATAGTCATTTATTGTGCGCCAGCGATATATTGGTAAGCAATTAGTCCGCTGTCAAATTCGACACGGGCCGCCTTTTCGCTGAGACTTAGTACAGGAGTACCTTGGCTACATTGTTTAAATGCTGTCATCATAGCTTGAATGGAAAGTGCTACAGGACGCTTTAGTGTTTGTGTGGTATCTGCAAAGATAAATTTACCAGCGTGGCCGCCACCTTGGCCGCTACCAAATGTAAACACCAATTTACCGTTTTCTGTACTTGCGATAAAGTTCGGTTCAATGGCCGCATACAAGCCGCCACGAGCAAGTAGCTCGCTAATCTTGTTTGCTTGTGGTTGAACAACAACTTCCCAAGTTGTACCTTTGAATGTACGTGTCTTGGTTTTCATCAAGTTAGTAGGAGTAAGACGATATTCGTCTTTGTTGCCATCCTTGTTTGTAAAGACTAGTCGATCTTTACTGCCGGCACTATCAGTGCCAACACTAGCAGAGCAATCTTCTCCGCGATACAAATTAGTTAGACCAATAAAGAAACCTAAGTTCATCATACCAAATGTGTCTGGCAAGTCTGCGACCTTGTCCTTGCTATTAGCTAGAACGGTAAGCAAACTACCTTCGGGGTATGCAGTAAACTTAGTAGAGTCTGCTTCTTGTTCAACCAAGATCTCTTCAAAGAGGCCAAGGCTGGCGATGTTTTTAGCTACATCAAGCGTAATATCTTTTAACATTGTTATGAATCTCCTGCGATATGTTGATTGTATTTAGATTTAGGGGTAAAGTCAAGACCCGTTTGTCCATTTAGGAAAACAAGTCATCGATGAATCCTCGGTCCTTACTTAGGTTCAAGTCCCATTTTAAGACGCCGAGAAGGTTTTCAATCTTACTGTCAATGATTGTTTCTTCCATGGCAGTATGATCAAATGGTAGTTGCTTGAACCAATCAGGCAAGTTCATTTCGTCGATTGGATAAGCAATACTGTTGATTTGCATTGGGTTGGACCGCAGTTTACATACAATGGCCTTTTGACCATCTGTAATATCCATACTGCGTCTATCTCCAAATGCTTCTTTGATACGGTTCCAGTTAATAGCTGCCATTGCATGTCCAACACCACATTTACCAGTCTTGACGTATGTGTCTGTATGCTTAGTTAGATTATTAACACGCTTGGGTGTGCCCTTTTCCCAACCCGGTCGACTCTTAAACTCCTCACGGAACTGCTTGACACGAGCCATAACCTCATACTGGTCCTTACCTTCAAGTGCCATAACCAGAACCTCTTCCAAGAAACGTTGCATGAACTCGGGAGTATCGGCCCGCTTCATGTCAAGACCCATAGCTTTAAGCTCGCCACTCGAGCCGTTGATGTCTTTGCGCTTGCCTTCCTTGTCAGTGATAAGAACAGCATAACGCTTCTTGGTCATGTAGATGCCTTTGCTTGCAACTACTTCTCGACCTGCTTTAATAATCTCGCCTTGACTTGCTGGAGCATTAAAGGCATAGTTCATAAACGCAGGGAAGGTGCCGTTTACTTGTTCTGAGATTGCATCGTACAGCTCAATAATTTTGTCCACTGTCCAATCAATCTCACCAGATTCGATTTGTTCTTTGAATACAGGTACAGCCGAAAAGTAAACAGAGTCAGTATCACCATAGATAATAGCCTTACCCATGTGATCTTTTTCACCCGTCAAGCAATCGTTAACAGCACCTGCCATATGGCGTGCAACAAGACGTCCGCATAGTGTAGTAGATTGACCTAAGCGTTGGTCAAAGAATCGACTACCTGCGTTCAACAACGCACCATAAGCAGAGTTTAAGTTAATCTTCTTAACTAGCTGTCGCTTGTCCCAGAAGTCATACATGTCTGTACCATACGCTTCTTTAGCTTTCTTTTGTAGTTCTTTACGTTCAGCGTACCAGCGTTCAAGCAGGCCTGGAATAACACCTTTAGTTGCATAGCTAAAGATAGTGCCATTGCCGCTTAACATTAAAGGCTTGCCGCCATGAAAGATAAAGTCGTACACTTCGGCACTGGACATTTCTGTGCTAGTGCCGTCTGCCCAGTCGACAATTTCTGTAGTTCCAATCTCGCGATTCATTACAGATTCATATTCAAAACAAGCAAACTTACCTTCCCAGAATTCGGCGATGCCTTTGCCTGCTTCTTTAAATTCTCTAATGCCTTCGTTAGTTCTTGTTTGACGAACCTGTCCAACAATAGTTTCCGGGCTCATATTCAACGCACGGATCAACGAAGGATACAGCGAGTTAATGTCCATGGAGCCAATCCACTCATGCATACCTGCTTTAGGTACAGCAACATACGCACCAGCCGCCGCATTATCTTCACTATCGCCACGACGTGGACGATCCGGAACTACCAAGCCAAGTCTATGAGCTTCGTTGATAACAGCTTGGTCAGTAACCGCCACAGCGCCTAGCGTAGCACGAAGTCCGACAGTATTGGCATGTGCAATCAGATTAGTAAGCTCAATGAACTTTAGTTTATTGTCTAGCTTTTGTAGCAAGATAACGTCTTGCCTGTTATAAGCAATGAACTTTTCCCAGTCATTGTTGTATAACTGATCTAGTGTACCTTCGTACGGAATCTTATTCTCACCTAGCTCGTACTCGCCAATAAAGTCAAGTCGGTAAGTGTGCATCTCGTGATAGTTGTACTTGCGATACAGTTCAAGATAGTCAAGATGAACACGACCAATAGGGTCATATGTTTCTAGTGTCTTGCCATACTTTTCATACTCGCGCTTTTTAGGATACTGGTCCCACAAGCAAATGCGGCGAGTGTGTTCTTTGCCTAGTACACGAGTAATGCGGTTAGTAGTGTACGGAATATCAAAGCCTTCCGAGTTCCAACCACTTAGCACGTCTGCATCGTCAATGAGGTCTAGCCACATCTCCAGCATTTCTTTTTCATCTTCGCAAAGAATGGTATCTTCAAACTTAGATACAATGTCTTTGGCAACTTCTTGCACCATTGCTTCTGGCTTTAGAACAAGAGTAATAGTTCTATTAATCCATTGCAAGTGTGTAGTAATAGCGGTAATGTAATTGAAAGGATCATCAGGTGGCGCAAAGCCTTTTACCTTGTCGTAAGAGACCTCAATGTCGAAAAATGCTACATGCAGGTTGGGTGCATCTTGGCCGCCATACACTTCTTCCAAGCAACGGTTAAGCGGTTTGTAATCGCTTTCACATAGTTTTTTGTTAGAGTGGATGCGGCGCTCTTTGTCAAAGGCCGCGGCATTGCTTAACAGAACCCTACTGACTCGATCGCCGGCAATATTAGTAAACTTGCCTTTGTTGTCTGGATAGTACAGTACATACTTTGCAGGATACTCTTTGAGTATCCTCTTGCCATCTACACGTTCTACAACGTGGATGATTTCTTTTTTCTTATCGTGATATGCGTCAACAAACATGTATTATGTATTTTATTTTAGAAGAAGTGTTTTGCCAGCGCACCTGACATCTTTTCGTCGTCTACTTCAAGTTCCAATTCTTTGAGTGTGTTTTCAAGTACATGCTTCAGGTCTTCAAACCTGTAGATAGAATTATGTAGGGCTAGGAAGCCAGCATGTTGCGCCGCAGAATAAGCCTCTGGTCCCCAACCAAAAGTTTCATATAAGATGCCACGATAGCTACGACCCTCATCAAGCTCACCTTGGCACAGCTTTTCTACAATAGCACAAAATGCCATTAGTTGTTCTTCTGGCTCAAGGCCAGAATAATATGAATTGGCCATTTGCTGGTAAGCATCAGCGGCTTTGGCAAATTCTCTACCAGACTCGTGTAATGCATCCATTACTTCTTGTTTTTTGATTTCGTCAGTCATATATCAGTATAGCATTATTGTTTAAGTTTGTCAAGCATTTCGTCTTGTGCTTGTTGGTGCCATTCCTTCATCCAGGGACTATGGTCGCATTCACGCACATGGGCCATTACACGTTTGCGGCCTGCACCTTCCATTGCTTCGCCGAGAAAGAAGTGTAGTATTACACGACCGTGATGTTTGATTTCAACTATCATTGGATCATGCTTTGCATTGTCCCACGTAAATTCTTCGTACATATTAACTCCAAGTTAGTTTAAAAATCGCCGCGTCATTCTTATTTTCAAACATCCATACATTGTTATGGGCACGCCAATGGCCTGTAAGATTTGCTTCTCTCCATTCGTGCAATTCTATGCCAGTTACTGGCAACCATTTGCTAGACAACTCTACTCGTGTCCATCCCATTTCTTGTAGCAAATCGAACATTATTCTTTGGTCGATGTCTTCTGCCATCCCTCTGGCTGCTTCTTCGGCGTACTTTTCTTCCATAACTTGCATTGCAGTTTGTTTCATAGGTATTGTCCACCCCAGGTTAGTAAAAACATATTAGCGGCCTCCCGCCATTCAAATTGTACAACGTCATAATCTCGCTGTGGACGATTTACTTGCCATTGAACATGCCAACGACGAAAGTGTTTGCCTTCGTCATCAAATTTATCGCACCATTCGTACATCTCAGTTGTACACTTTGGTACCTTAATCCTGTGACTAAAGTACGGGTCGTTGTTGCCGCCATCGCTCCAAAAGTATTCCATTTTAAGACCACATTAGTTTTGCAATTATTGCATTATCATAATGCTTTTGTCTAATCTTAATTGTTAACCGGTTGTCCGTAGCATCGCGATCTGCCATGCCCCAATCCCAATCCCATTTTTGTCGCCCTATGTGTTCTTCCATCCAAGGTCTGTAATGGTCGTTTGGATCAGCACTGAACCCTAAGTCTACCCATACGGCTCCTCCAAGGTCGCACCATCGAGGATCATTATGATCTACAACAATATTGCCAGCAGGCCATTTTACATTGATAATGACCCCGGGCATGAATCTCCACCAAAGTTTTTCACGCAGATTCATGCCACATGGATAGAAGCGATTCTTGTCCCATTGAAACAACTTTTTTATTTCTAATATGCTCATCCGCCCCACCGTAGCTTAAACATAATGTAATCTTCTTTGTCTCTAAAGAATATCCTGTCGTGATAATTGTCGTACCATCGAGTCCAAGCGTCGGCTACTTTTGGCCGAGGCCCAAACTGCTCAGTACACCAGTCGTGTACTCCATCTCGTTCTTCCCAACTAAACTCTGCTACATACCAGTTTCGACTAAACTTATATTTTGATTGCGGTACAGCCATTGAAGCACGCCAAGTTTCATTTTGGGTGGCAATTTCCTTTGCCAACTTATCGATCATTCTAATTATGTCGTCTTGATTCATTTCCATGTCAACGCAAATAACGCTGCCTCTTCATCACATTCAAATTGAATAAACTTTTCATACATGTAGCCAGGACTGTGATAGTAAGGATGCTTGCAATTTTCTTTAAGCCATTCATCTACTAAGTGGTCTTTATAACTGCGTTGAAACATAGCCTGCACGTTATCAACTGTTTTAGCATACGTAACTTTATGCAACACTGGAAACTCGACTCCCGGCCAGGCATCGTTTGTTTTATAGGTTATTGTCATGACCACCTCAATATAAACAACGCCATGTCATCTTTATTTTCAAACCAAAAGGTAGAGCCAGTCCATGCATATTTTTGCTTACCAATATGCTCATTGCACCATTCGTGTATTTGATTCCATGCGTTCATTATACTATCTTTGCCAACCCTAGCAGAATAATAGCCACCACATTTAAAACGACTATTCCAATCAACATCGCTCTTGTGTTGTTTATCGTACACTTTCCAAGAGTCAATGAAGTCGTGTATATTATCTTTTACTATTGTCATGACCATCTCAATACAAAATAAGCATGGTTATCCCTAACTTGAAATACGTATCCACTACTGCCCGAACTTAACAGGAAAGGATCACAATCATTCTGATGCATCCAAGTACTAACTTCGTACCAGTCATCTGTTTTATTGCATCGATAAACAGGGTATTTGTTCCAGCCCGGATATGATGTTTTTTCTACAGTACTCATGACCATCTCAATATAAACATTGCGGCATCTTCTTGCTCGCGAAACCAAAACTTTGCGTTATTAACATACCAACGATGGCAAACACCTTCTTCGCCCCACACATCACCAGCGACTCCATACTGCTCTACGCACCACTCTACCATTTCAAGCCAAGTTTGATTCTCCCAGTTAGGAGTATACCCTTCTGGCTTTAGTGTGTAATAGCGAGCGCCGTGATGTCTGCCCGGCTCTCTTATGATGGTGCGCTGTGTCATTGTCCCCATTGCAGTTTAAAAATAAAATAGTCTTCGTCATCTTGAAAAGCAAAGAACCAGTGGTCTCCTCCACCAATTTCGTTTATTTCCCATTGGTTGGCAGTTGCTGGACAGTTTATAACACGATGGCAATCATATCGCCACTTGCCTTGCAAGTGTTCCTCGCACCATTCGCATATAACATGGAAGCCATCGCGATAGCCGCCGGGCCCGTAATCATATATTCTTTTATAAACAAAGTTTTCATAATTTTCAAAACAATGAATATGCTTGTAGCCTTGATAGTAGTTTCTTATTTGAGAAGCACGGGGCACATGGTCCGGATCGTACTTGCGTTCGTACTCTTTGCGATTGCGGCAATGATGCTTTTTTAGAAAGCGATCTTCTTTCCAGGCCGCATACCTAGCTTTGATATCGAGCATTGGGGTCATATGTAATCAAATCAAAAGCGGTTGCATATTGTACATGTGGCTCCATGTGAAACCCATGCCCCCATGACACCCATACCTTGCGCTTAAAAAGTTTTTCACGCCATACGTATTCTCCGTAGATGGTCTTTACTGGCAACCAAGCATACACTTCGTGCCATGGATAGCAATCGCAACCATCTGTAATAATTCTGTAATCCACGGGTGTCCAATTATCTGGTAAAAACTTTGCGGCTCCGTTATAACTCATGACCACGTTAGTTTAAATATGATTGCCTCTTCTTCGTCACCAAAGAAATAATCAACTCGAGTAGTGTCGTAGGAATTATATCCTATCATATGGGCATCGTTCTTAATATAGCTAGGACAATGTTCTTTGGCCCATTCTAAGGGTTCCCACAGTGGTGTATAAGGCAAGGTTACGTAGGTACTCATGAGCAAGTTAATTTAAACATTACAGCATCATCTTTGTTGGCAAAACAAAACGTAGAATTGTGCTCATTGAAACGCCAAGCATCAGCAGGCAAATTCTGCCTAAGCCAAATAATTCGGTCATCGTTAGTATACATGTCTTTAACAGGCAAGCTGAGTTGAATGGGCCAAAATCTTTTGTTTAATACTCTCATGAAAACATCATCCTAAACATCATTGCTTCTTCTGGATCATCAAACACTACCTCCAAATAGCTACTAAACGATTCTGGCGGTGGCGCAAACTTTACTTCATAATGGGCACTTGGACAGTTAGTATCCAACCAGTCCTTTAATACAGAGTGTCCAGGAAACGGAGGATACTTGATTTTGTCATGGTAAGCAAAGCATTCGAATTTCCATGAATGGCCCAAATTTACACTACGACGAATATGGACACTCCACGACTCCATCATTCACCCCATTGTAATTTTAACATGATATAGGTTTGTTCGTCAACATCAAATGTATTTGCAACGGTGTACCAGTTGTGATCAATATGCTGGTGCCAGGTTTCTTCACGTTGTTCACGCAACCATTTAGCGGCTTCTCTACTGCAACGAACAGTATACCAAGGAGCACCATCAACAAGAGCCTTATCCATAACAATAATGTGTTGGGCCACAGGACCAATATATTCCCATTGTTGTTGTACAGCAGTTTTAACTATCGACATTGGACCACCTTAATAAAAATAAGGCACGTTCATTTTGATCACGCACCCGCCACACATTGTGATGAAAGGTTCTTTCAACCATTCTTCTTGACAGACCAGAAAGAACCAACTCTAACTTTATCTCATTGTCCTGGCACCAACGCTCAACTTCCAATGTATACTTTGTTGGAATAGCAATATCTCTTTCATCGCCGACAATTTTATAGCCATCGCGCTCAAAGAAGGTTTTAGTTCCCATCACGCCCACCTAATATTGTAGACCATAATAAAATGTTCAGCTTCTTCCTTTGACTTAAATTGCCATGTGTCGTAGCTGATTCTGCGGGCATTGGAATTTTCATTGGCCCACTCTAACACTTCTTCTACTTCATCAGGATCAATTGTTGTGCCAAGAAACTTTTCAGACTTGTGTTCGGGCTCTTCTATTAACCTAACAGTATGCCCCCAATGACCTTTACCGCTACCACGATGCTGGTATTCGGCTTTGAACCATCTCATTGTATAGTGCCTCCCCATGCTAAATGGCAAAGCATCATATCTTCTTTGTGCTTGAACTGTACATGAGTTATGGTATCCCATTTGCTACTGCTAATGTCGCTTACATCAGTAGTATCCATAATCCATTTGTCATCATCACCGTGGTACATATCAAAATATTGAAATTCGGCCCTTGTAGTCATTGCCACAGGGCTTATGTTTTCACTTAGCCAATTTACTAACTCGTATTCGTTGATATCGCCGATGTATAAGCTTTTCATACTTGAAAATTTAACATAAAGTACGCGGCTTCGTTTTTATCTTTGATGTGTACGGTAATCATTGGGTCGCCACTGTTGAACCTAGGAGTACAATCAGCTGTTGGGCAGTTTTCTTCCATCCAAGTTAAAAACTCATGATTATCATTGGGATATACCCAGCAATGCCAGCCAACAACATATTCTTCAAATTCTTTCTCTACATCTTTATCTTTTCTTAAAAATGCAGGCACAATTCGCCAACCATCTTCATAGCGCCAATGGTGTACAGTTGCTTTCATTATCCTAGACCAGTACTTAATTTAAACAATGCCACTTCATCTTTAGTTGCAAACAATAAGCGATGTCTTTGCTCATCGTCAATCCAACACCAATATGGATTTTGACAAAGCTCATCGCCAAATAAGTTTCGAGAATATGCGTTTTGCCAATCGTACCAGCTTTTACTTGGTCCCCAGGTTTCCCAACACCATGCTCGTAACTTAAAAAAGTTCTCGTCGCCAGTAATAGGGCATTCTAAATGAAACAAAAATTGTGGATGGCCAGCATAACGCTTATCGTTTTTCTTGATGCGTAGCTTCCATGTTATCACATGAATTACAGGTATCTTTGGTTTTATTGAAGCCACAGTTTAACAAGTGCCACAGAATCGATTGTTACTAACAAAATGTAGTTGGCCAACATTCCAGTGCTTCCCCTGGTCATTGCGGCCCAGGCAAAAATTGCACATTGCAAAATAAACAATGGATATAGGATTAGAAACGGTGGCGTAGGTACTGTAAGCATCATTACAACAGAACAAGTAATGCTTAAGATCCAGGCGAGAATTTCCAGCACACAACGAACCGGACTTTCTCGCCAATCTTCTACAACATAGTCCTTGATGCTTACTAGTAGCTTTTTCAAACCTTACGCCTTATTTTTTGTTACGATTAGGATTTCTTCAACTGCTTCCAAATCTGTTTGGTCCTTGTCAAAGTCGCCCTTAAACGCTTTAGTAATGGCCTTGTTTAGGACCGCTGGTTTAATTTCCATTTCTTCTGCGATTGCCGCAACTGTTTCTTTGAGGCCCACATTCAAGTCATCGATTTCGCGTTTAACTTGAACGCCTTCTTGGATCACTTTTGTCAGTTTAGCAATTTGCTCGGGTGTAAAGCTCATTATATCTCCTAAAGTTAAAGTCTTACAGGAGTAAGTGTAGCAGGTTACCCTCTGAATGTCAACTGATGAGAACGGCGAATTATATCTTCTTCTTCACACAATGGACCAAATTGGATCTCAACAATCTTACAAGGATGTTTATATGGATTACTGATCCTATGCCATTGGTCCACAAGGACCAAATGGTTCTCGTGAGCCTGCAACCGTTTGGGCGGAAGATTGTAACCATCAACATGCATGTTTCCGTAAACATCACACATACCTTCTACCACATGCCAGTATTCGTTGCGTAGCGAATGCTTTTGCATACTAATGCTTTCACCTGGCATTATTACCAACTCTTTTACTTTAGTTGCATGTCCAGATTTATTATGCTCGTATACAACTCTGTAGTTGCCCCAGGTACGTTGAGTCATTGGACCCTTCCATTCGCTTAGGAAATCACTACTTGAACCACGCTTGTCCTCTCCACCAACACCAAACTTAAAAATAACATCAGCAACTGACATTTCTGGAATGTTCACAGCGGTACGGTCGCCTCCATTGGCAAAGATAATTTGATCATCGGGGAACTCGCGCTTAACACGCTCTAATAATTGAATGGCAGTATCGTCCCAGTCTTCCCAGCTCATTACTTCGTCAACTTGTTTTAAATTGCGAATAATTTCAGCTCTATGATACCACGGCATAAATGCCGCACCTTTTTTACGAGCAAGCCAAGCATCGCTGTTGGCACCTACAATTAAGTAATCGCCAAGTTCTCTTGCTGCCTTTATTAAAGAAATGTGGCCGGCATGAATAGGATCAAACCCGCCACTTACTACCACTATTTTTCTCATGCTAACTTTTTTAATTTTTCTACTACTTCTTCATAAGAGGGGTTACCATCAAAGCCAATTTGAACAAAGAACAAATGCTCATCATTGAAACGATTATCAAACATTACTACTTGATCGCCTGTAGCTAACCAAGCACCCTCGGGGATAAATGTATCTTCTTCTACTGGGAAATCGCGTCTGTCTTTTTCAGCGTCAGTTACAACAACGTCCGGGGAGATCCATTTTACATTTGAAGTTGGATGGCCAAAAAGAGTAACATTTAAAAAGCATCCGCGTGGAGGAATTTTTGGATCAAAGATTTTATCAATGCCTGGCTTGAAAGGAGCAACACGATAACGACCTTGCCATGGGATACTTAAACCAAATGGCTTTACGTTAATAATATTGAATATCTCAACACGAAGCCCGACTTCTTCTAAGTCGTTCATTATATCAATTTGCTCTGCTAGCCCAGGCGTCATACGAATCTTGCGAATTAAGGCAGTGATCATGTTAAATGTAAGCTCGGAGTTTTTAACCTGAGCCATGTCGGCACCAAACCAATCTTTAAAATTGGCAATATCGTTGCTGTAGTCTTTTGAAATTTGATATACTTTGTCCATATTCACTCTAAATATAAAGGATTGCTAAGGCATGTCATCAAACCTTTTGTAATGCCGCCAATTTTGATCCAATCGTTTCCTACAAGTTCGGCTAACTTCTCTAATCCAGCTTTATATATCTGCGTATGTTCGGCATGTGTGTCCTTTAAAAACCATTCATCCCGTGGTGACCACATTAGCAAATAATCATGCTTGCCGCTTGTATACGTATCCGGATGCCAATCTTCGTATACCAAACGATGACATCCGTCATTGGTAAGATACCACATCTTACCATTTACAAGTCCGTTGCCAAGAACATTACCTTTTCTAGCCAACCATCTTGAATTGAGGTCGTGCTCGGGAATGTTTTTTAAGTATCTCATGATAACATGTCCTTGTTTACATAACATATCCTTAGAGTCTGGACTCCAATAAAAGAACTCATCATTTTCCCACGGCCTGTTTAACTGCTGAGTCACTGGATTCACGGAGTTGTCAACAATGTCAACAAACCTCATTGCGTAACGTCCGTCCTTTTCTAAGTTGACCCTGGGCTTGTCCATACCCCAAATAAAACATACACGCTTGTCCTGTGCAAACAAGTCTAGGTAGTCTTGATTCTTTTCTCTAATATAACGACGAGCAAGCTGGTTAGGACTAAAAACTGCATTGGCTTTGTAGAAGAAATCAAACTTGTTGTCGTCAACGTTAAACAAGTTGGGTTGATAGTCTGTATGGTCTACTAATCTGAATTTTGTATTTGGGCTTGCTTCTAATACCTTTTCTGCCATTGGAATAGCAACACGTTTTACTTCACTGTTAAGATATGTGTCCCACGACCCATCGCCGCCAAAGTTATGGAACGTTGCCAGCTCATCAACAAACAAGCCCTGATCCACAAATGCACGAAGCATTGTGTAGCTGTCAGCACCGCCAGACCACCATAGCACAATATAGTCATATCGTTCGCGTATTTGTCTAGCCCTGCGTTGATATAATTCTTTTAAACTTTCTGTTGGTTCAACGGTCCAGTTATACATTGCAAACTCTTCGTCATTGAAGTTCCAATGTACTGGCTGACCTACTTTGTTGCTTAACTCAATGGCCTCTACCTTACTGTAGGTTTTAAATTCACCTACCTGATAAAATCCAAATTTGTCTTTACTTAAATGTGTATTCAATATCATATCCCGTACCTATCTACAAAATTAATTACCTGTTGTGAATGGCCTTGCTTAACGATTTCATAGTTGTAATCCACAATCTCTTTGACCTTTTTGCTTACTTCTAATTTTTTATCAGGAGCCCACATTGCTATTTCTTGTATAAGCTTGAGTATCATAAAGAATCGGTTAGTATCATTTGCTTCGTTATCATAGCTTTCGTCCCATAACTCACCAAATGTTCTAAAGCCTTGATCTTGTAATGCACGAAGGCTTCCACTCGCCGCAAACATAATAAAAGGTTGCTTATAAACAATTGGTTTATAACTTTTTTCAGTTAAGTGAACAATGTTGGTAAAGAAGTTTGTTTCTGCAATAATGTTAATCAAACTGTTATCATAAAAATGTTTGGTTGATTCAAACTCGTCAAACATTAGGTTAAGCTTGTGATTGGGTGTATCTAAAATTAGAGGAAGCCTTTCCTCTACAGTTTTTAAGTCATCTTCGGTAATAATGTTTTCAACGTTTAGTCTATTAAAGAAACGTCGGGCGTGATCAGTATATGTGCCACCGTTGTCTATTTCGGTTTTAGAAAAGCTAATATAAAACTTTCTTAAAAGATTGAACTTACTCAAGTAAGCAAGCATTAGAACACGCTGAGCTTGAGAACCCCAACGCCTATTAAACATAAGAAACACTTTGTCCTTTTCGCCTACTTTGTATTCAACAGTTTTGTTTCTAATAATGTCCTTATAGATGAAAAAGTAAAACGGAAGGTACTCAAATCTTAGCCCTTCATTTTTCTTATTGTTGTTGACACAATAGTCGTTATATACTTCTTGGCAATTTGGACTGCATGTTAGATAAATGATCTGAGACATTGGAAGCCCACTGCTGATAAAATAATCTTCAATCATCTTTAACTGATCATCTCTAAGTGGACTTTCCATTGGGATAGTAACCAACAAGTAAGCAGTTTTGTTTTTAATGCGATCAAATACTTGATGCGGCAGTTGTCCCCATCCTAACATACCGCCTAGCTTACCTGACCCAAAAAACTCTTCTACACTATGCCACCAATAGTGATTGTATTCATACAAAAAGGTTTCCTCCGGCAAGTGAGAAGCTGAATAAGTTCTTACCAAATCCATTGGCTTAAGAAAGTTATAACAATTAGAATGTTGTAGCTCAGCCTGTAGCTCGTTGCTTGATTTATTAATGTGCGCCCTGCCTGACGCATACGCTAAATCAAATACATTTGGCGCTTGGTTATTTGGTATTGGGTGTTGTGGCCCAATCCAATCAAAAACAAAATTAACTTTTTTGCTCATACTCTGTAATGCCAGAGCTTTGCAATACAAACAAAGCATCACAGCTATCTCTGAAAATTTCTTTATATCCTAGCGATTGCATTAGACCCTGGAAGCCCTCAAGAGTAGTTCCAGTCTTGTACATATGAAACTCGCTAACTTCTGCCCAAATAAGCAGTGGACGTATTACACCTAGTTTACTAAAAACTTTATACTCAGCGCCTTGCACATCGATGTGAATAAAGTCTGGACTTACGTTATGTTCAATGCAAAATGCTTCTAGTGTTGTACTAGGAACAGTATAACCTTGATTCCAAGTCCAACGTTCGTTCAGCAAATTAGGCCCAGGCTCGCACACGCTACCAGACCATGGCCATTCTTGTCCATCTAAGCTACCACTAGGATAAAATGTTAACTCGCCAATGGTATCACTTACTGCCATATGATAGTAATTTATACTATGCTTAATTGCTTCGCTTTCGTTCCACGCCTTCCAGCTTTCTGCACATTCAAACGCATGGAACTGGCCATTGGGAATATAACGTTTCATATTAACAGTATCGCTCATATTGGCACAACCGATGTCAAGTATAGTTGCATCAGCAGGCAAATTACGTGCTAACCATTCTAAATTAAGATTGCTCATTAATTTTGCTTTCAATCCATGCGTAAGTTTCAACTAGGCCGTACTCTAAATCTTCGTCGGGCGCCCAGCCTATTGTTTCTTTAATAAGTTTGTTATGACTATTACGTCCCATAACACCTACAGGGCCGTCTACATTACGTATGCTAACATTCTTGCCTGCAAGTTTGGCAATCAAGAATGCCAACTGGTTAATGCTGATCATACGTTCACTGCCAAGGTTAAGAGGGAACTCACAATCAGACTCCATAATGCGATGTATACCTTCAATACATTCATTAATGTATAAAAAGCTACGAGTTTGTGTGCCCGGTCCCCATATATCTATAATGCCGCCGTCTTCGCACATAGCAACTTTGCGGCATAACGCCGCAGGAGCCTTTTCTTTGCCATTATTCCAAGAACCAAGCGGCCCAAATATATTGTGGAATCGAGCTATACGTGCTCTAATACCGTAATTGCGAGCATAACTCATGTATAGTCGTTCAGAGAATAGCTTCTCCCATCCATATTCGCTGTCTGGATTGGCAGGATAAGCAGAATCTTCGCTTAGTAATGGATTGTCTGGGTCTTCTTGATTGTGCGAAGGGTACATACAGGCCGAAGAACTATAGAATACATTCTTAACTCCATACTTAACCATGCTGTTAACCATGTTCAAGTTGATAGTTGCGCTGTTGTGCATAATGTCAGCGTCATTTTCCCCGGTGAAGATGTAGCCAGCACCGCCCATGTCGGCCGCTAACTGATATACTTCATAAATGTTATCATCTAATAGCGTATCTACATTGCGAGGATCGCGAAGGTCTGCAATATAAAACTCATTTGCATCTGTATTACTATACTCGGGATACTTTAAATCAACGCCAATGACATGATGCCCTTGATATCTCAAGCTTGTTACCAAGTGCGAGCCAATGAATCCACCTGCTCCGCATACTACAATTCTTTTCATTCTGGTTGTTCTCCTTTGGCTAGCTCTCTTGCCAGCTGGCTTGCTTCATATTCTCGTTGGCACCGCTCAACAAATGTAATAAGCTCAGGGAATGTTTCCTTAAAGTTAGTGCCATTACGCTGGTCATGTTGCTGTACATACAAATAAAAGTCATGTCTTGCTACAACATTTTCTATTTTGTTAGGGTCCTCGGCTTTAATAACGTTTACCAATCGTGCTAAGTTATCTACTTCATGTTGGTAAAAGCCATCTTGATAGTCTACGTACTCAAAGGTACCAACGTTTGATTGCATCCAAGCAACATTCTTTTCTAAAGTTTCAATTAAACCAGGCCCTGCAATCAATGCACTAAGGTGTCTTGGATGACGCAAGTAAGGAAAGTCCAATGTAACACCACGTAGACCTGTAGTCTTATGTCTTGGTGTCGGACTACGTCTAATCATTAGTATGTCCTTAAGGAAGTTTCTAAACTGCGGAATGCTTAACAAGTTAAACGTACACATGATTGTTACATCAATGTCAGGGTAGCGTAGTGCCAAGTTCCATAAATTGTAATACCACTTGTTATAATCTAAACCTGCACGAATATATTCTGCTTGCTTGCCCCAAGTATCACAAGATGTAAAAATTTTCAAGCTCTTTACATGCCCGTCGTTTTTAATCTTTTGACATTTTTCAAAGAACTCATCGATTAAGTCTTGATCACAACCTAAGTTAGTGTTAATGGCTAACTCTAATTCTGGGTTAGGATGTTCGATGATCCAATCCAATGTGCGGAATGTTTCTTTGCTTAGTAAAGGCTCACCCCCGGTAATACGAAATACCTTTAGCTTTGGATATAATTCAGGCCACCACTTCCACCACGCTTCAATATAAGGATTGACTTCGCGGTTAGGGATAGGCATCTTATCAGACCTTGACAACCATTCTATGTCATGTGTAATGCTTTGACTTAATATAATAGGACCATAACGCTTGGCCGTTTGCATCAATGTAGAACTAATTTCCGGCGAGCAATATCCGCAACCAAAATTACATACATTGGAAAAAGAAACTTCTACGTATGCTGGAATAACATCAGCGTCCCATGGCATTTTAGAACTAGAATCTAAGTATGGCTCTCCCCAGACAGTATCGGCACTTTTCTTGGTACGGTCTGAAAAGTAGTTTCCGTTGTTTCCCGGTGCATCTTCTACACGCCAGCAGTAATCGCATTCGCCTGGACGCTCTCCTTCTAGCATAAGCTTTCGCATGTGTTTCTTATGCCAGGTATTGTGTAGTGCAGATGGATTCACTGATACTTCACTTACAGGAATCTTATGTGTAGCAGGATGATGGCAAGAATGCGTTTGTCCTGTTGCTAAGTGTATAGTAACTTGTTGCCATTTAGCCACGCAATATGTTGGGCTTACTTTATCCAATTCTTTATGGATGCGTATTAATCGGTCGTTGTAGTTCTCTGAAATTGCCATAGTATGATATTTAGTGCGTAGTTAATCCCACAATGTTTCTATTGTGTTAACTACTTCTTGGGAAATAAGTTGGTCCATAAATTCTTTATTGGTAAGCAGATGCCTATTGTGCTCAATGACAGGGCGACATTGGTCTAATAGCGATTCAAATTGGCTTTGGTCCAATGCAACAATACCTTTAAGAGTTTTAACCAATTCTACACCGCGTTCAATTGGATCATCTATTGTATCGTAGCTTTCATTGATATAAGGACTAAATGTTTTAAACCCACAGTCTCTTAACTTTTGTAAAAAGCCCGGAGCACCTGCTAGTAAAAAGACTTGCCCGTGTAACATAGGCTTGAAAATCTTTTCTGTGGGAAAAATAGAATCTGTAAAGAAAAGTGTCTCAGTAACAAGATTTATTGGGTAAATGTCATAAAGTGTATTATTTAAATCTAGTGCATAGTTAATATCAAAGCGGTCAGTATCTGCTATTAGAGGAAGCTTATTGTATAGTGATTTAAAGCTACTGTCAAATCCGTCCACATAACCATTGCAACGATCTTTAAATTGTTCCCACTGATATGGCAAGTCAAAGTCTGTAGAGCCCCAGTTAATATCCTTTTCGGCAAAATGCTTTGGCATACTAACTGCACCATGCTCAATGAGATTAAAATGTTCTAGTAATGTTGTCAAGTATATGCGATGAGGATAAGGTCTACGATTTAAACTCATAAATCGATTGGTACCAGGAGTCCACGTTGCCATTGGGATTCCTAATTCTGGCTTATCTCTATAACGCTGATTAAAGTTAATCCAATTAGCAAAGAAACCATACCACGCACATTTCATTATGAGTCCGGTTTTTTGTTTACGACACCAAGCATAGTATTGATGCTGTACATTACAAGTACTGCTAACATATAACACACGATCTATTAAGTCGTGTTCTATTATCCATTGGTGTAGGTCAGCAAATACTTCGCTGGTAAATCCTTCTTCTGAATAGTCAATGATAATTTTACATTCGGGGTCATTAAATGCACACAACCTATTAGCATCGCTTAAGAACCAATTGGTTATTAGTGGTAGCTTTTGACTGTTCCAACCACCGTGTAGTCCAATAATAACAATACCGGGTTGGTTGGGTACATACTGATCAAAAGTTTTAAATTCGCACTTGCTTTTAAAGTAATTGAATATAATGTAATCAAGTAGTGGGTCAATTGTAAAATTTTTAGATCCGTCTTCTTGGATGTATTGTTTTAGGTATCTGTTCCAAAGATTTTCGTCTGTAAAGTCTGGAGCAATATAATCGCCATACCAAGTAATTGTTCTCATGCGATACTTATAAATGCGGCCAAGAGAAAGCCCACCGTAGTGGGCTTGTTATCAGTTTTCGTCGTCTAAGTGAATTTCTTCTACGTGAACTGACTTTAATACTTCTAAGATATGATGGAAGTGTGCAGTACGGTCAGCAAGACCAATTGTACCACCGTTAATTCGTTTAGTAACTGTAGTAACATCTTCCTTATCGGCCCATTGGTTTAGCTTACGTGTATCCCAGAACCAACCTGCAGATAATACTGCTACTGGGTTCTTAGCAACTTGGTCTGGCTCTGCTAATAAATCTAAACCCAGTGCCTTACCACAAGCACGATAGTTGTCCTTACCAGTCAATTGAATAAGTCCACGACCACGATATTTCCAGCCTTCGCCAGATGCTTCTGGGCCATTTCCCATACGATCGCAATAAGCTCTGTTAGCAATCTTCTCTGGCTTACGTGCATACTCATCTGCAACGCCAGCAAACTTCTTAGGCCAAAATGCCATCAAGGCTTTAGCTTGATAGTTTAAGTTTTCTTCTACCGCGTTGAAGTTTCCCGACTCGTGGGCAGTTTGTGCAATAAACATAGCCTGGCGAGCAGGTGTATTGATTTCAAAATGTTCAAAGGTCTCATTTAAACCTTCTAAGAACATGTTTAATCTTTCCGGCTTAGCTTGTGGCAAACATGCTTTTAACACATCAATAGTTAACTGTGACATAACAATGTCTCCTTATTTTATGTGTCTATTTAACAAATCTGCAGTCAATGGAATAGTTTCACGCCAGTTTGTACCACGAGTTGTATCTAAGTAGTCCATTAAACGAATGTACTTTTTAACCGCAGGAATATTATGCACATTCTTTTTAATAGCATTAGCTAACCATTCTTTAATAGTGTTTACGGCAGGACTGCTATGATTTGAATAATAGTTATAAAGTTCTTCTTTGGCACTATTTGGCAAGCTATACCAAGAATGCATTGCTGGACTATCAACAAACTTAACACCAAAGATAACTCCGCCTTGTTCAAGTACCCATTTCTCTGTTTCAATCATAGTATGAGTAGTTGATGTTTGGCTGCAACTTGTTATACGATGCAACTGAACTACACCACCCTTTTCGTATTCTTTTACTTTGGCCACGTTTTCTACAAACTTATCCCAACTTGCTGTACGAATTAATTCAAAGGGCTTGTATGCGGCATCAATGCTGGCCGCAATTTCAACGTGCCTAAAATGATTCCAACGGGCCGCAATCTTGTTATTAATAACAGACAAGTTAGTATCATAGTCTAAGTAGATATCTTTAGCACGACCGCTTGCAATCAATCTATCAAGCATTTCATCGTGAGCAGGAACAATCATTGGTTCGCCGCCGGTGATATAAATGTGTTGAAGCGTTGGGATTAATTCCTCAAACTTCTTCCACCATATATCGCTTTCCCACCATCTAACTTCTCTTGGATTGTGAAGCTTGCCGTGAGCATCTCGTTCTAGTTTAATTGACTTGTAGCCAAATCCCCAAGGAATTTCTAAACTGTTATCATTGAATCCGACCCAGTCTTCGTACCATTGGTTAGAATAACTTGGTCCGCAATGTACGCATTTTTGGTTGCATAAATTACCAAAGCGAATATCAAGGGTTGTAGGGTTCCACTTTACATAACCCTTGTCGTCCATTTCAACTTCTTTATAGGTGTTTGGACCTACAATATCATTGAATGGATTACGTCGTTCCATACTTTGTCGACGACTTGCACTTGGATGGCGTATGTCTCCGCCAGTGGCTGCTTCACGTTCTGAACAGCAAGAGCATAAAGGATGGTAAGCACCGTTTTCTGTTACGTCTTTAATACGAACAGCACGATGCCACTTACCGTTAAGGCCTTGGTTAGGGGTGTGCGTCATAATGTTCATTAGCTGGCCACGTTCATCAAGTGCCATGCCCTCATTCATTTCCCAGTTATTTGTTAACGCACAAATTCTAAAATCGCCCAGGGGTGTGATCATTAACCCCTGCCAAGGTAGTCTACAAAATGCCATAGTTTACTTTCTTACAAGATATCCGTCGTTGTTCTTCCTATAGCCCTCTGGGATAGGTTTTACTTGCTTATCTAAGTTGCACCAGTATTGGTTTTCAGCCAACGCAGGATTTTTTCGTTGGCGGCTTTCAGAAACTGCTTTAACTACCTGAGAAGCAGCTTGTTTTTGCTCTGGAGGCAATTTAGCTATTTTGTCCTGAGTATATTGAGCTACTTTATCATCTCCGCCTAGCTTTTCAGCAGCCATGTCCCATAACTTTTCTACTCCTTGTATACCTAATTTAGCCGCACTATAAGCACCATATGCAGCCAATGGGATACCAAGTAGCGGCCCCAAAATACCAACAATAGCAGGAGCACCTGCGGCTGCAATGCCGCCTAATGCTAGGCCACCAGCTGCTTTAACCAAGCCTGGTGCGGCTTCTGGCACACTAGATAACATGCTAATTGCTTGTTGTGCAACTTGTGCCATCGCTTCTGGGTCGCCTTCAGCATCAGCACCATTGTCCATCATATACTGATAAGCTTTTTGAAGTTGAAGATCACGACTAGCTCTGACAGGCTTGTAGTAATCATTTAGTTCGTCTGCTAGGTAGTCGATCATATCGTTGCCAGCTTTGGCGCCAGCAAGTATTTGCTTGAAGCAATCTAATACTGCACCTTTTACATTACCTGCTTCGTTAACTGTTGTTTCTGCAACACCGCCAAGTTCACGCTCAACTTGTTTAACCCAACCAGATACGTCACTGCTACCAATTTCATCTACATCGCCAACAAAGTCAGCAACAGAGTCAACTGCCTGTCCTACCTTTTCTGGACCATACTTGGCTAACAAGTCTGTTCGTTGCATTAAAATTCTACGTGTAATAGCACCTGCTACTGGACTATCTTCTTGTCCTGGATTATGCAAAGAGCCTTCTTCTACACCGCGTTCGCCAGGAACAGAACCACGGAAGTTCTTTTGCTTGTCGATCATGGTTCTTAGTTTTGCCATGATACGGTCAAATGCTTGTGGATTTGTTAAAGCACGCAGGAATTCTTCTTGGCGTCCAGCTTTTAAGAAAGCTTTATAACGGCCACCAACAAATCGAGCTTCTGGGTATTCTAATGTAATTGGCTCTCCGCCTACTACGATTTCAGCATCTTGTCCTTGTTCGCTAGCCTTTAAAATGCTAATAATGTTTTTACGACCTTGTTCTAAGTCCATACCTGCTTCCTTAATTTCTGTTTGTGCTCCTACGATCTCATCGTAAGAACTCATTGATACTGTTTCGCCACCGGCACTTAACTTTGTTAAACGCTCGGCAACATCGTGCAAGTCCATATCAGAGCTTGCATCTTCTCTAGCATATTCCATTAATCGAATGAATAGTGGCACGTCAGTGCAAATAATGTCTGTTGGGTTATCTGTAGCCTCCGCTACACCTTGCTGATTAAAGGCAGCGATTTCTGCTTTAATGCGGTTCAAAGTTTCTGGGGGTAACTCTATAACCATTGAACGGAAATCACCTTCGTACTCGTCCCAGTATTGTGCAAGTAACGGAGAACTGCTATATAGTTCTTCCATGGCATCGTGTCCTTGGCGATTAACTTGTCTAAGCATTCCTAGGATTTCACGGCCAATAGTTTGCGTGCCTTCCGCCACACCTTGTACATCCCAGGTT